AGCGGGCTTGTAATGGGTTAAGTGATAACAGATGTCTGGAAATATAGGGGCAAATCCAGTCAGTTCGGCAAGTGGGCCATCGACATTAAATCCATCCTTATCGAGATCCCGGAGTAATTTCATCAAGTGCGATCCTTCCACCAGTGACCTGACGCCTCCCGGCGTGTGAATCCTTTCGGTAAATCCCTCTTCCAGTGGATAGTGATACTGCTGCATCTTATCTTCTCCATGCAATAACTGTATGTTTATACAGTATCAAATAATTTGTTTGCTATCCAGCACGTTTTGCGAATCACCTGAAAGGTAATATCTGCTCACATTAACACTCTTTCCATCCATATATGGTTTTTCAGGTAATAGAATAACCAGATATGCGGCGCAACGGGTGCTGCGACTATCTGGAGATTTAACATGACGGTCTCAACCGAAGTTGACCACAACGAATACACAGGCAATGGCGTTACGACTTCATTCCCTTATACCTTTAGGGTTTTCAAGGAATCTGATCTGGTAGTGCAGGTGGTTGACCTTGACGAAAATATCGCTGTGCTGGCTCTGGATACTGATTACACTGTCACTGGGGCTGGTGGATATAACGGCGGTAATGTAATTCTGTCGAAGGCGTTAGCTAACGGTTACCAGATTTCTATATCACGAGAGCTCCCGGTTACGCAGGAAACTGATTTGCGTAATCAGGGGAAGTTCTTTGCAGAAGTGCATGAGGATGCTTTTGATAAGCTAACGATGCTGATCCAGCAGGTTCGAAGTTGGTTTAGCTTGGCGCTGCGCAAGCCGTCATTCGTGGCAAATTATTATAACGCGCTGAACAACTATATTCGAAACCTGAAAGACCCGGTAAACCCGCAGGATGCATCCACAAAGAATTATGTGGACAGTACGGTTTTATCGAATATCGACCATACAATCCGTGTTCCTGATTCTTATATCGATCCGCTGCCACCTCTCGCTCAACTTGAAGGAAGCATAATCGGCATCGCCAACGGTAAGCCCGTTCCGTTCCCTGTGCCTTCAGGAACGGCGGCTGACGTATTCAACCAGTTGGCCAGCAGCGCTGACGGGAAAGGTGATGCGCTGATAACAGTGAAGCAGCCTTACCAGGGGGCAATTTCTCTTTCGCAGCATATAAAAAATGCACAAGCCATTAGTGTTGTTGATTTTGGAGCGACAATTGATGGAACGCTTCACCCTTTAAGCGAGATATTTTCAACACTATCAGCTGCTCAGATGGTATATCCATTTGTTTCATCTCTATCTCAATCTGTTGATTATGCTGCGCTTCAGTCCGCATGTAACACGGGAAAAACAGTGCTTATTCCAAAGGGAACTGGTTACTATAATTCAACTATTTTTCTGAAAAACTCCGTTAGGATTGTTGGAGAGGGAACTGATACAATAAATAGAGCGCAATCATTTATGTCTATTGTTGGTAATATTTCAGCCTTTGCTTTAGATCAAGGTGATTCCCTATCGACAAAAATGATTCAGATTTTTATTGATGGTCTTTATATTTTCTATGATCCAGGAACCACACCAACGAATCCTGAAAATGATGGTGGGAAAATTGCATTTAATTTCTACTCGACAATTCCAAATTCAACAATCTTGGAAATGTCTGAAATTAAAAACTGTACAGTTCATGGTGCATGGTCATGCTTTAATGATCAGACTGGCACATACTTGACAAAACTTACGAATGTGTGGGCCAGAAACTGCCATAATGGTTTTACAAAAGGAACTGGCACTACCATTCTGATGGAAAGATGTTATACATCTGGATGTATATCACCATATCAGTTTGGTTCTGTCTTTGCAGCTACAATGATTAACTGTGCCATGGATGGATCAAATATTTCGTTAAACGCAGGTTCGCTTGGTGGGGCTGGCGTTCATGTTCTTAACACACATAGTTTTAACATTATTGGTTTTGATGCGGAGGGTAACACCATCTCTACAGATGGTTATGGAGAGGCAGCACTATTCCATTTCGAAAATAGTAGTGGTGGCATTTCTGGCCTGACTGCACATCAGAACAGCATGCGAAGTGTTGCGCCAAGTGATGCTGGTGTAGTTTCCTACATCAGGGCGTCAGGTAGCAGCGATGTTAAAATTGAGTCATCAGAAGATGATTTATCTGACACCAACACAGTTGCATATACTGGGTCTGGGTATCCCATCATGCTACATGCAACTGACACAGCTAAAATAAGCGTCTTTAATAGCAGATTCAGGGCGACTACCACTGGTACCCCTGTCTTAAGTACGCTAAGTACTGGTGATGTATCATGGTATGACTGCCCTAAAAAAACAGGACTTATCGTAGATGGTTATTCACAAATAACATCTAAGGAAGGATTGCAAACATCATGCTTCTATACCAGTAAAGGCTCTACTGCTGTTGCTGAAAATACTCCGACAACACTTTTCTCTCTACCAGATTCGCAAGGTACTTACATTATTAGCGTATGGGTGGCTGGAAGCGGAGAAAATTACGCATCTACACAACTGGCAATGTATGATGGAGATAAGCTAATTCTTGTTGCGTTAAAAATAGCAGCATTTCTTAGTTTTTCAGCAACAGGGAGAATTGTAACCATTACAAGCCAGGTGGCAGGCACTTTAAACTGGACTTACACTAAAATAGGTTGATGTTATGCGTGGGGAGCAATGCTCCCCATCATCAATTAAAAAATAAATGGCTTGTCATTTTTTAATTTTTTCCCAAACTCCCTTGAGCCTTCTAGAGTGAAATGACTATTATCAAAGTAAAGATAATCACCTTTAGTAGAAAGGATGTCACAATTCATTGACTTTCCGCACTGCTCGGCAAGCGTATCTATGTATTTATACGAATGCTGGTTGCTACCAAGATAGCCTTTTATCGTATTGTTAATTTCAACTCTACTATTGTCATAATACTTTTTAGAGTATTTATTTATCCCATCAACTGTGTTTACGCCAGATTTAAAAGCAGACTTAATTATTTCCATTGGCTGTGCCGTAAACTTCATCTTAGGCCCAAATACAATAACTTCTCCTTTAGTCCTCTCCTGTATTTTGCCTATAGAGTAAAGCATCCCGAACAGATCGCCAACGCCATAATCATCATGAAGGATTATAATGTTAGCTTCAGCTATGGCTGGAGATGAGATTACGTCATTGAATATTTTTTTGCACTTTTCTACATAGGGCATGTCGTTTGGTGTATAACCAAAGTTTGAACATAAGTTTGTAGTTCTTATATAAGTTATATCACCCTTCATCCCATTTTCAGTAAGTGCATAAGTCAGATCTATGCCATGAGAATTACCGATTATTACTATTTTTTTGTCACCTGTCTTCGGTACAGGGTGAGGCTTGTCTCCATCAACCCAATACCTGTTCATTTGTTCTTTTAGCTGTTCGGACGTCATTGTGGCAAACGAAAACCTTGATGGAATTCCAGATAGCAATAGTACAGCGAAGCACAAACCAACTACACCACCTACAGGTAGCACGATTGAAGTTAATTCATTCAAGGACCTGCCGTTTTTAAATTTTGAAAGTGCCTTTCTTGAAGGGTTTTCAATTAAATAAAATGATGCGGCACCAATAAGAATTGATAAGGCAACACCTGATACTGTATAAACCATATCATCCATCTTATTCATTGACATATATACAACTATGGGCCAGTGAACCAGATATACCGAGTATGAAATTTTCCCAACCCATTGAGATAATGCATTATCAAGTAATAGGTTATCTTTACATCCAAGATAAATGACAAAGAAAGTAGAAACGACTGGTATTAAGGCAAGATACCCAGGCCACTTCATTAAGCTGTTAAGCAAGACTATCCCCGATACTGCAAAGGCTATGGCAATCCATCTAAATACAGCAGTGCGTTTTGAATTTTGTATAGTAGGAAGAAGGTAGGCAAGGCCGCCAGCCAGCATCTCCCAAGCTCTGCTTGACAGAAGATAAAATGCAGCGCCCTGATTATTATAAGAAAGATACACTGAGGCAGTAAATGATATAATTGCAAGGATGGCAACAACATACCTTATATGCTTAGCGCCCAATAGCTTTGCAATCACCATCATTATGATTGGATATACCATGTAAAACTGCCACTCTACAGAAAGCGACCATGTATGAAGAAGCCATTTCTGCTTTGATGCAGTATCAAAATAATCAATGCTATGGTAATACTCAACGTTTGAGAAAAATAAAAGGCTACTTCTTACGTGTTGAGCCAGGTATTCATATTCAGAAGGTAAAAGAATGAAGTAACCAACTATCAGAACAGCAACTGAAACTACAGTTAAAGCAGGTATAATTCTTCTTGCCCTATCAAGATAAAATCCTAACAGTGAAAAGTTTCCATTAGATATCTTTGTGTAAATTATTCCAGTCATCAGATACCCTGATATAACAAAGAATATATCTACGCCTGAAAATCCACCAGAGAACCCTTTGACTCCGAAGTGATAAAGGACAACTGCCATAACAGCAATAGCCCTAAGCCCGCCTATATCTGTTCTGTATTTTAAAGAAGACATAATCGCTATCGTTTTGAGTAAGATGCATTAATGATATCACCTTTAGGGTAATTTCGTTAAGAGTTATCCGATCAAATTTAATCCACATATGGTTTATTGTGTATGATGAACTCACCAACTAAGGGGGTTCTTTATGCACAATAAACGGTGGTCACTATGGCGCATGTGCTGACAACAGAGTCAGTAAATCAGGGGTTAAGCCTGACTGCACTGGCGTCCGTGTTCGTTGGTATACCGCCTGAGGTGGCTTTAGGTGCTCTTGCTGGTGCGGTAATTTTTGTTACCTCAGCGGTTGAGTATCCGATAAAGCGTAGGTTGCTCCTGGCGCTCCTAAGCTTCCTCTGCGGCGTTCTCTTCTATAAAGCGACAGCTTCCATTCTGATTGGCTTTGCCAGCCTGATACCAACGATTACGCAGGACTCTTTTGAGAAGGGCATTGTGTATTCCGCCGGGGCATTCGTGTCTGCAATCGTCGCTGTTCGCATTGGCATCTGGCTGTATCACCGTTCTGAAAATCCGCGCGACATGATCCCGGGGAGAAAAGACGATGACCAGTCCTGATCTGCTTCTCATCCTTAACGCCGCTATCTGCGGTGGCATTGCAATCCGAGTGCTTCTGTTCCGCCGTGACGGGTCACGTCACCGCTGGTGGGGTGGGTGGCTCGCCTATCTGCTGATCGTCGTGGCAGCCAGCGTACCTATCCGGACTTTCTACGGGTACTACGTCAGCGCCGACTGGTCAGAAGTCATCATCAAAGCCGTGTTCCTGGCTGCGCTCATCAAGACAAAAGGGAACGTGGTGCAAATTTTCAAGATAACGAGGTCCCAGCATGGACATTAACCAATTCCAGCGTGCAGCTGGCATCAGTGAGGTGCTGGCCGCGCGCTGGTACCTGCATATCACCGCAGCCATGAAAGAGTTTGGCATCGAGCAACCGCTGCACCAGGCGATGTTTATCGCGCAGGTGGGGCATGAGTCTACTGGTTTCACCCGGCTGCAGGAAAACTTCAACTACAGCGTTGCAGGGCTCGCAGGATTCGTCCGCGCCGGGCGACTTACTCAGGGTCAGGCCAACGCGCTGGGCCGCCGTGCTGGCGAGCCATCGTTACCGCTGGAGCGCCAGCGCGCGATCGCCAATCTGGCGTACAGCAAACGCATGGGGAACAATGCCCCTGGTGATGGCTGGAATTACCGTGGCCGCGGACTTATCCAGATTACCGGTTTGAATAACTATCGTGATTGCGGAAACGTCCTGAAAGTGGACCTGCTGGAGAATCCTGAACTGTTGGCGCAGGACGAATATGCGGCTCGTAGCGCGGCGTGGTTCTTCGCCAGCAAAGGATGCATGAAGTATACCGGCGATATTGCACGTGTAACTCTGATTATCAATGGTGGCCGGAACGGCATCGACGACCGGCGCGCGCGGTACATCACTGCCAGTAAGGTGCTGGCGGTATGATCTGGGCATTCGCAAAAGCATACTGGAAACAGTTGCTTATCGTGGTGATGCTTGCTGTTCTGGTCATATCGGGAATTGTTTCCTGGAATGTACACGGCAGTCGTCAGTACGATGCCGGGTATGCGCAGGCGAAGGAAGACCGCAAAGCTGAAGATGAGATAGTTCGTCAGCACTACGAACAGGAGAAATCGATCAATGAACGTGAAGCGCAGCAGAGGATCGACCAGGCGCGCAATGATGCTCTTGATGCTGCCGCTCGCGCTGGCCGGTTGCAGCAACAACTCTTTGCCATCCGTGAGCAGCTCAGGCAGTATAACGCCATTGTCGGCGCTGGGACGTCAGCCGCAGACACCGGAGTTTTGCTTGCCGACGTGCTCAGCAAATCTCTCGAGAGAAACAGACAACTGGCAGAGTATGCTGACCGGGCAGCCGAAGCCGGAAGAGTCTGCGAAAAACAATACGACACCCTGACCAGATAGCATGGCATTTTTCATGGTACTGATTTCCGGTGACGGTATATAAAACGGTACTAGAAAAATGAAGTTTTGGAAAAATGTTATCACTCAATTGGTTATGATTGTCGTAAATAATTGAGTGGGAATGATTTGATCCCTGCACTATGAATTAGCAAAACCCTCTGTTACTACAGAGGGTTTTTATACTCACGAATCATAGGATTGAAGTTACTGACATCGCTTAGTTAAACCAGCTGTCCGATTTGTTCTCTTCTGCTTTGCCCACGCTTTTCATCAGATCGCGACCGCCTTCAGTCATATTCCTGTTTGCGTCAGCTTCAGATTGCACCACATCGGTTTGCGCAGCTTTGTGCTTCAGTTCCTGATCGATAAATTCGTTTTCTCGCTTAACGCGGGCTTCTTCTTTCGCCAGCGCCAGTTTTTGTTTCTGAATCTCTAAGCTGCGTAGCTCATCTTCATAACTTTGATCGCGTTTCTTGTCCGCAGTGGCTTCGGCGTCCAGTTTATCCTGACGAGCTTTCTTATTCGCCGCTGCCGTTGCCGCTCTTTTATTAGCCGCGGCCTGGGCGTTTGCGCGACGTTGCTTCTCTTGCTGGATTTCCCTGTTGCGCTCCGCGACCCATTCGTCATGCTGCCTTTGCTCTTCATTTTTACCTTGCTGTTCCGCTTCTGCGACAGCAGAGAGTTGATCCTGCAATGATGAGGCGATAGCCGGATAGCTTAAGGAGGCTAAGATGGCGCAAAGAAAAACTTTCTTCATGACTCCTCCTGATTATTAGCTCTTTTCAGGACATTTGGTATTTGGCTGAATACGCGTTTCGTTATACGTCGTGGTAATAACAACGGCTAAACCTGTCGTAAACTGGCACTCTTTACCCACCTGGGTGGAGGTATACACTTTGGTGCCTTCCTTATACGTTAGAGAAACACCTTCCACTAAGGTTTTATCATTCACCATAGAACCTGCTGCCGCGCCAACAGCTCCGCCGCCAACTGCACCTGCCGTCGTTCCGGAATTGCTGCCAGACCCCACGTTGTGGCCGATAACACCGCCAGCGACTGCACCAATAAGCGCGCCGAAGGCTTGTGCGTTTCGTTTATTTTGGGAGTTGTCTACGGCAACTTTTGCGGGAAGAATGGAAATAATATTAACGGTTTTAGTTTCTTGTTTGGTATTCAGTTGATCGGTTTGATAAACATCGGCGGCATGATCATCAGCATTTGACTGGCATCCTGCCAGAGTGAATGACGCTAACATTGCCACAGGCAGAAGACATTTTTTAAATTTCAT